CCCAACCATAGCCTAACCTAGAGTTGATTCCCTAGGAGGCAAAATAGCAGATTGTTCTGATCTGCGCTTCCTCGGACCCCGGCAGGGGCATACCAAGTGCATAGCACTCCGAGGTCACGACAGACCCACTCACACCAAACGGGTCAGAAAGGAGAGACTTCACCTTCCTTTGCCGGGTAGGCACTACTTCGTCAGGAAGAGCAAGGCGCATCACTGCGTTTTTCGCTCTCTTGATGGCATGTCCAAGTGAAGCTATAGACATTCCATCTCCCAGGTACTCTTTAAGCGCTAATTGATACTGCGCTGAGAACTCTGACGAATGTTCTTGTAGTGCTACTCTACGCTTAGAAGCACCCTCAACAACGACCAAAATTGCTGCGTTGTCTTTTGCGCTGGTATCCCAGTCACAGCGAGGCTCCATAGCGACTGTCTTAAAACTTCTCAGATCGTATCCGGTGGGTTCCCTCACGGGAATGCCATTTAAGTCGCGCAATTTCTCACTGCGCCACTCGCGCTCGTTCCACAATTTAACGTGGTCGGAGCGTAGATACGGCTCGCCAAGGTATCCATGGGCAAGCAGATGTCCGTCCCCAAAACCATCGGGGCCGAACAGCCGATCTTCGCACTCTATGTAAGACAGCACCCTTTCCGCGGCTTCATACTCGCCTAAGCGAAAGAAGCCATTATGGAGTATATACAACTTTTCCAATGAAAGGTAGTCTTTGATGTAAATTGGACGAACATTTATTCCGAATAGCCAATCCGTGCCACAACTCTCGCGGAACCCACCAGTCCAGAAAGACTTCTCTGGGTTAATGGTGAATCCGACGGCGTTGAAAACACGCAGAACGTTGGGGATACATTCCACGGGACATATGATATCGTCACCGTAAACGCTCACAGTATCGTCCTGACATTGAACAACCTCGGCGCAGCTTTTGACCAGAGCCCAGAAAATTAGGGTCTGCAACGGGAATGTGTAACCGTTTCCCATGCCTGAAAATTTCTCCAGGGTATAAGTCTCGCCGTTTCTACAAGCTCTCTCACTTCTGCACGCGTCAAGCGCACAGAACCAATCGAACGGTAGGAGGTCCATCACCAACAAATAAGCGATGTTGTCCGATGCGCTGGATAGGTCGACTGTTGCTAAAGCAGCCGTTAATGACGCCAGACGTGCAAGCTCGCTTTGACGCGGCTGCAGCCTTCTGATGTCAAGACCGATGCCCTTGAGTCGATCGCGTATTAAGTCACCATAAGCCGTTTGAACATACTTGTTCAAGGGTGGCTCTTTGATGATCGTACGGTCTTCAAAGGCAGTCTTCAGAACGAACTCGAAGTGAGCATTATCGATACGGACCCACAGCGGTATTTCACGCAAAGGGCAAAATGGGGCGTCATAACCGACGTTACCACCGTAATCGTAACCGGCATCCAGCCGATCGGGGAGGTGCTTTTCGTAGGACACGGCGTAGCCGGCCCTGACTAAGGCGATATCTCTCCATTGCTCACCTTGAGGCCCATCTGGAGCAGGCGCGAACTGCGAATTACTCCAGTGTGGGACAACACGCATAAGCCGAGCTGCGAGGCCCGACTCATACATGCTTTCACTGCATGCGAGATCCGCCATCAATTGACTTCTGATGGACGTATCCTTCTTCTTTAACTCAGTAGAAGCGCCACTGGTGAACCGAAAGCTTAAGCTTCCGAGCTCAGGTAAATCACCCAGGACTTTTGCGATTTTTCGGGAGGCAGAAAAGAGTATCTGCTCAACCAGAGGGTCAAACTTAAAATGACCATCTACGCGCAGTCTGAATAACTTATTGACTCGGTCGCAGTTAGCTTCGGATTCGACGAACTTCTTGAAGGCCGCGTCTGTCGGGTTAGCATCAACCGGCAGGAACGGCGACTTCTTGAAGAGAGCAATAATCTGCGATGCGAGGTAAACTTCCTCGGGCGCAGCTCCGTAGTTGACATTATGTTTGGCGACAGCCACCCAGTCACCGCGCGTAAGCGCGGCTACGAGTGGGTGAGCCGCTGGCAGCCGGTCTGCAAAACAACCGGCTACATAGCGCGCCATATCCATGCAACGTTCGTCGGAAGGAGGTTTTTGCCAGGATTGAACGATCATTTAAGCTCCTAATTAGAAACTTTGGCCAGTCAGCCAGCGGTAATACGGGCTCCACTCAAAAGTGACATGATCAGAAGAACGATCACGACGCTGAGGAGAACCGCGTACGCACGCCGGTCCATCAGGACACGCAGATCAACTGCGCGGCCAGTTCGTCGATAATGCCCGCCGAAATCGGCGTCACCGATGCTGAGGTGTTATTCAGCACGTTGAGGAGCAATTGCTTGCTCAGGCGACGACCCGCGATGCTACCACGTTCGTGGTAGTGACCGTAGAAGCCACTGGTGTCAACATAGGCGACCTTTGGGGCCGCCGTGTAACCAGCTGCATTCGCTCCCGCAACACTCTCCATCACTGGGACACCCACAGAGAAGTCGACATGCCAGATCCCAGACTTCGGGTTCTTTGACAGCGACATCTTCGCCGACACTTGAGCGTAGGTCGGCAATGTGGACAACTGTTCACGCCAAACCGCTTCGATGCGGTTCCCGCGACCGGTCTTTTCGACCGAAATCGGCACGAGAGTGTGCAGAACGGGGACGGCGGCGCCGTCGTAAACGGCAATATTGGAGATTTGACCCACAATGAACTTTCTAAAAGAAGGAGGTGTTAACCGGTAGTAAGCCGGCTGGGATTCGACTATCTTCGACGCTTGCGCGTCATATTGTTGTCGAAGATCTGCGCATATTTGTGGGCTAAAGCTATGCTCTCGAGAGTATGCCTAGTCCTG